CCGAACGCACATAAGACACAACAGCGTTCCATTCTGCCTCTTGGTCGATAAACATAACAGGCAAGGGCAACCGCCCTTTCTCCTTGGCAACCATAAGCGCCAAATTTAAGATGACAGTGCTATCTTTGCCGCCTGAGAATGATACGGCCACGTTTGGGAACTCATCAAAAATAAACCTTATGCGGTTTAATGCCGCATCCCATACGTCCTCTGTTTTGAAAACCTTCACCCTACACCGCCTTTAGCATAACGTAAGGCAATGGGGATAACATCGTCCGCTTTTAAAATCTCTGAACAATCCACAGAGACTGCCACATTCCATATCGCCCTTCGATCTTTATGAAAGATTTGATGCGGAGAATGAGTATCTAAGACGTAAAAGACACCTCTCTTCAATTCAAACTCTTGTTGATCCATACCCCGCACAAAAATACCGGGATCAACCCTTATTTTTAAATGATGAGAATAGCGAGGATAACTTGGGTCATGGTGAAGTGGCGTTCCCTTCCTTACTGCTATCCAATGAGGGTCTCGCTCTAATACAAACTTACCGTCAACTCCTTTCGACCTTCCCCACGTTTGCAGCCTGAACCCATCAGCTTTGAACACCTTTAAAAGGTCGATCTCCATCGGATACGGCACACCATCAAGATTCACCTCTGAACTGAAAACAACAGGATTAGCTCTCTGCCACTCTTTTAGCTGATAATCCCACCGTAAATCAGCCATGTCATCGAACAGGGTCAACAAAAGTGAAGCTCTGGCGCTTACTTGAGCGCCTTGGATCAATAGCACTTTTCATAACTCTGTGATCCACCAGTGATGGGCAGTGTATCCAGTAATCCTCCCTTCTTGCTTTGAAGAAATCCCGAATCATTGTGTCCGTTCCATGCCCCTTGTCTGGCTTATTTAAAATAATCCATTTCTCTGCGAAGTCTTTAATTTGGCCGGAATATTGCGGTGGCGCATAGAAACATTGATTCATCAAAAAATTACGGTCCCACCTACTCCCCACTTCTATATCCTTCTTCCGCATAGAGAAGAATTGAATTACATTAAATGGTTTCGTCGTTATCACCTTAATCGCTTTGGAAAGAAAATCTTTTGTAATTATAATATCCTCTTCCATGTGGATACACGGCTCATTCTTAGCCATCTCTAATGATCTCAAAAGCGTATCCATCGCGTCTTGTTTTTCATCCATGCAAAATAAGGCATCAGGTAAATGCCTTGATAAATAATCAATGCAGTCCTGACGTTGAGGCACCGCTTTGATAATAATTTTCACTGTCCCTCCACTCGGAACTCATGGGCGCATGAGGGGCAAATTACATCTATACCCTTTGATGCCTGTCTCGCTTGTGAATCCCGAAACCCCTGATCTGCTTGGCTTTGTGCAGCGGCTATATCCTCAGTGGTCACATCATTATAATTCACAGTAGGCTCCAGATTCGGAACAAACTCAATCGGCTCAAACCCCTCAATGCCAATCAGGCTCAAATCGAAATCCGATTCACTAAGAGTCTTTAGTTCATTGAAAAACGCGCCATCATCCCAAATAGAGTTCTCACTTAACTTGTTATCTGCAATGATGTATGCCCTGCGCTGATCCTCGCTCCAGCCTGATGCTACGACACATGGCACCTCATCCATGCCTAGCCTCTTTGCGGCCTCAAGCCGCCCATGACCAGCTATTACATTGCTTGCATCATCAATAAGAATTGGAACAGTCCAGCCCCACTGTGTGATGCTATTCGCTAGCTGATCAATTTGAGAATCTGGGTGCATGCGAGGGTTTCGATCATACGGCACCAAGGAGTCAATTGATCGCCGTTCAACGCTACTCGCTGGATCGCTCATTTGCCTTGGCCTCTGTATCTTTTGAAGGTTCTTTTTTTGCTTTTGTTGGTTGGTCTTGATCTGACTGAATGCCCAATTGCAGTCTTTTTCTTGATTGTCTCATTTTTCGTGAAGTTGCCTTTCGCTTTTGTAGCCATGATCGCATTAGCCTTCCCCAAAAAGAAACGAGATGGCCAATAATAGCCATCCCGCTCTAAGGTGTCACCCCCTTTATGGGGTTGCTATATAATTTATTGGTCCCGGTATTTGTCCAAGTCCGTGCGTTGGAATATGCTGTTATTCCTTGCTTGCTCTAGCGGCTCAACAGAGAACCCGAAATCCCTATATCCCCGCCGTATGCAATCGTAATAGCCCTGGCTTGGTGGTGCGATAGTATCGCGGTTCATGGTGTAGGTCATATACCGCTCGCCCTTGATGTTGAGGAACATCTTAGTGTAGAGCGTTGGGAACCCTTCATATAAATCCAAAGCCCTCTCGCAATCTTTTGTAATCTCAAAAGCGCCAAGGCAAATCTTGGCATCAGGCTCTTGGGCAATATCAGCCACGCCCCGAAACACTAGCTTCATGTGGTTGAGTCGGAACGCCCCCACCCGTTTAGCTCTTGGGCATCGGAGCCGCATTTGCTCAAGGTTTAGGTTCGATCCATAGGCCAAATATAACATATCAATCTCCTGTGTTCTGTGCTTAGGCCGCGAGTGCATCACGGCGCTGGTTAAAGAAATCAACAACGCTGGCAGGGATTGAAGCGTTAAGCGAGGAATCCGCTCCTGATCCCGCAAACTGCGCAACGAACTCCATGCCCTGTTGATTTAGAACCCGCTGACCTCCAGTAAGGTTGCCGCCATCCACATAAAAGGCATCAAGCTCTAAATTAGAAAATACCTCTACTTCGCCGTTCGGCCTGATTAGCTTCCAGCCTCTCCCGCCGCGCACATTTGCTCCCCACCATTTAAGCTCTGCACCGAAAGGGGCAATCTGCTCCCTGATTTCGGCAAAGGGCTTTTTCTTCCAAGGCTGGTGGACCGATGAAACAGAGCCACTCTTGATTTTGCGGCTCTGCTCTACGAAATGCTGAAGGAACAGAACCCAATTTGATACCTTGTTGAAATCGGTGGAACCGGCATGCTGGCGAAACTCAATTGTATTGTAACGGCTCAGGCTGTTCAGATTCACTTTGCAGAAACGGTGGCGCATATAACCCTGCGCAGATGTTGCTCGCTCTGCATCAAGAGCGCCATCATCAACATTACGAAACGAAACATCAATCCCCTGAGAAACGGAGCGGCAATAAGTATTATTAGAGGCGCGGCGTGAACGCGGGAACCAACTGTCGATCTCCGCTTCATTATCCGCATAACGAGTAACAATGTTTTTCACATCCAGAGCGGTGAGATCGGCAGCTTCCAAGTGAACATGAACGCCGGTTGATCGGTTCACCGTGCAGCCCATTTCCACCATGATATCCAGAACCGTTTTCAAATCTTGAAATCCGCTCTCCCCTTGAAGGATTGGGCTAACCATCTCCAAGCCGCAAGAGGCATCGGTTGTAAGTTTCCAATGGCTAACAGTTTGATGGTTGTAATACTCAGAAGCGCATGGAACCCCGGCATCAGTTATGGCGCGAGCAAGTGCATCACGGTTTACGTTTGCCCGTGTGAACTCAATTTCTACTCCAAACCGGCGCTGTGTACCCAAAAACATTTTGTTCTCCTGTGTGTGTGTTTCTTGCTACCCCTCCTTTATACGAAATGCGCGACATGGTGTCAAATAAAAAAACACTTAAACAGAAAAAAAATTATGATTATAATTCAGCATGTTTCTGGTTGATGCCCTGATGTGCCTTGTCCTCAACGTGTATTTTGAGGCAAGAAACCAAAGTCCAGCGGGCCAGATTGCCGTTGTCCATGTGGTTCTGAATAGAGTTAAAAGTGATCAGTTCCCAGATGACCCCTGCGCTGTTGTGCAAGACGCCTACACATACAAGTCAGGACTTCCGCAACGTGACCGCTGCCAGTTTTCTTGGTATTGCGACGGCAAATCGGATGAGCCTACGGATCACGCCGCCTTGATGAAAGCCATGCGTGTCGTAGCAGACATGGTGAAATTTGATGTTAGTGATCCGACCTATGGGGCTACGCATTACCACAGCGTCCATGTCCATCCGCGATGGGCCGGTTTAAAACAACGCATCGTGAGAATTGATGACCACATATTCTATAGAGATTA